GAAGAAAATGGCAGCCAGAAAGTCATTAACTTCAAAGAGGAGGACGGTTGAAAAACTTGAAAAGAAACTACGGTCCAAAAAACAAATACTCAGACAACAAGAAACAACGGTCCGTAAGTTTGAGAACGCATCGGATGAACGCACAGTATCAAAAGAGGGGAAGGTAGTAACAGAATCAGACGTTACTACTTTAGCTGATTCAGTACAAGCTCATTTAGAAGAAACTAATTCGTTTGTTGCTTTTATGCCAAACGAAGGACCACAAACAGATTTTTTAGCAGCAGACGAAAAAGACGTTCTTTATGGTGGTGCTGCAGGTGGTGGTAAAAGTTTTGCAATGTTAATAGACCCATTGCGTTACTGCCACGTTAAAGGACATAGAGCTTTAATACTTAGAAGGTCTATGCCAGAGTTGAGAGAACTCATAGATAAGAGTAGAGAATTATATCCCAAAGCTTTTCCGGGAACTAAGTTTAGAGAAGTAGAAAAGGTTTGGAACTTTCCAAGTGGAGCTAAAATAGAATTTGGTTTCTTGGAAAAAGATGCAGATGTATATAGGTATCAAGGACAAGCGTATAGCTGGATAGGATTTGA